TTGGGCAGGATCCCGAGAAGGTCGTGGTGAAGCCGAGCCTCGACTTCATGGACAGCAGCATGTCTGCGCAGGAGGCGCAGCACCTCGTCACGGTCTGGCAAAGCGGCGCCCTGTCAAAGCAGACGCTGTACGAGAACCTCCAGCGCGGGGAGATCGCCAGCCCAGAGCGCTCGTTCGACGAAGAGGAAGAGCTGATTGCGGCTGAGGGGCCGGAGCTCGGCATTGTCGGTCGAGAGGATGAGGTGGCGGCGTGACCGTCAATGAGGATCTATTAGACAGCGCCGTTCGCCATCAGGTCTATCTCCAGCGCTTCTCGACCGCGACCGTCAGGAAGTTGATCGGGCTCCTGAACCGGGTAGACGTGGATCTCGCTACGCAAATGGCGAAGTACGATCCATTGGGGGTCACGGGCGCATGGTCGCAGAAGCGGCTCGCGAAGCTTCTTGACGCGATCCGGGTTGTGAACCGGGATGCTTATCGCCTCGTCGATCGGGAGCTCACGGATGTTCTCCGGAACCTCGCGATGTACGAATCGGGGTTTCAGGCGCGGGCAATCTCTTCGGCCCTGCCCATCGCTTTCGACATCGTGACGCCGTCCGCGGAGCAGCTCTACGCCGCAGTGAATGCGCGACCCTTCCAAGGCCGGATGCTGAAGGAGTGGGGCAAGGATCTCGAGGCAGCTGCGTTCAGCCGGGTCCGGGATGCTATCCGGCAGGGCTATGTCGAGGGACAGACGACAGACCAAATCGTCCGGCGCATCCGTGGAACTCGGGCTGCGAAATTCGAGGACGGCATCCTGCAGATCAATCGCCGAAGCGCCGAGAGCGTCGTGCGGACCGCGGTCAACCACACCGCCAACGTCGCCCGGCAGGAGACCTACAGGGCAAATGCCGACCTGATCGCGAAGGTGCGTTGGGTGGCTACATTGGACGGGCGAACCTCGGCCGTTTGCCGCGGCCGAGACGGGCAGACGTTTCCCCTGGATAGCGGACCGCGCCCGCCGGCGCACTTCGGTTGCCGGTCAACGACGGTTCCGGTGACGAAGAGCTGGCGAGAGCTCGGCTTCGACATCGACGATCTACCACCAGGCACTCGGGCGAGCATGAATGGGCAGGTGCCAGCGACAGAGACATATCAATCCTGGCTCACGCGTCAGCCCGCGGCCTTCCAGGATGACGTGCTGGGCTCGACCAGAGGCGCTCTATTCCGCAAGGGCCACCTGCCGCTGGATCGGTTCGTCGATCGTAACGGCCAGGAGCTGACCCTGAACCAGTTGCGCACGAAGGAGACCGGCGCTTTCCAGAAGGCGGGGCTTGCGGCATAGTCCGGGGGTGAAAGACGATTTTCGAGACCGATCGCACCTGACAGCCGTCGAGGGAGATATCCCCTACGATGCTCCCGCTGCGCCGTGGAGACGTCAGTCGCTTGCTGAAAGCGAGCAGGTGACTTGCTGGCAGTGCAAGAAGGACATCGGTATCGCGACGAGCGCGGTGATCGAGGTCACGGTCGCACCGCGCCGGACGCCACGGAACACCAAAGCCGGCGGGACGAAACAGTGGGCCTGTGCGCACTGCCTAGCACGCGGGAAGGTCACGACGCTGATCGGGTGATGGATCGGGATGATTTCGTGACGGATACGGTGGGGGCGGGTTGTTGCCGCAAACATCGTCGGGTGTGGAAACATTAGATTGTCTCGGATCCCCTGTGCTATCAAACCCCAGTAAAGGGGGCAGCGATGGCTAAAATGAAGTTCTCTCCGCGATTCGCGGAACTGCTGATCCAGTGTGCGGCTATCGAGGCTACAGTTCAGCAGAAGCACTCCGATTTCACTGGCCCATACAAGTCTGTCGACGGCGACAAGCTTCTCGGATGGAAAGTGAAGTGCAGGAACCTATTATCCAGCGCGTGCGGCGAAACATCAGAGCACTACAAGCAATTTGCTGCGACCTCTGAACCTCAGTCCTATCGCGACAATTGGCAGGAGCTACAGCAGCTGAGGGCGGTTTTGCTCGCGGCCCAGGAAGACTATGATGGCGGGTACCTTGCTAGCGTAAGAGCGCTGGTGCAAGCGGAAGTGTTCAGCACAGAACTGGATCAGGCTAAGGGGCTTCTGGGTAGCGGGTATGCAACCCCCGCCGCAGTCGTTGCGGGTGTCGTGCTTGAAACCACGCTACGGCAAATGTGTGCCGACAACGGCATCCCCGCTGGAAAGCTGGACAAAATGAACGCTGATCTCGCGAAAGCAGGAATATACAATCTTCTCGTTCAGAAGCGTATTACGGCTTTGGCGGACATACGGAATAGCGCCGCTCACGGTCATCCAGAGAATTTCTCGGAAGTAGACGTTTCTGACATGATCTCCTACGTGGAGGGGTTCCTAGCTGAGAGGCTCTAGGGGCGCTTCAGTGGTCGATATGCAAGGCTCGCTTCGGCGGGCCTTTTTCATTGGAGGCAGCCATGAAAAACCTTCGCGTAAGACGTGTCATGCGTGTCGATGGCATCCAGCGGCATGTTCGCCTGTTTCGGTTGATGTGGGAGCGCGGGGGCGTGGGTGACGGACATGGACATTCAACAAAGCTTGCCGTCGGGCTGCGCCCGCGTCTCTTCGAGCTGGTCCGGGACACACGGACTGACATACTCGTCACGCTGCTCGGGCTTCGCGTCCACTACTGCCGGTCCTACGGCGGCATCTTCGGTTAAACGAAGAGCAATTGCACCACGAACCAGACCAGGCTGCCTATGCCGAAGCAGGCGAAGAGAACGAGCAGAAGTCCGATCCAGCGGGGATAGAGCCTCTGCGGCCCCATCTCAATCTGTTTGCCGAGCCCGCTCTTTGAACGCGTCGAGAGCACAACCGGGATATCGCTGATCGTATCCAGCATCGAAACCGTGAAGAACTCATTCGAGGCGAGATAGGGGAAAGTCAGGACGAGGCGGCGGTCTTCCAGAACTTGCTGATCGTAGGCGCGCGGGCTCCAAACCTCTAAATGCTGCGGAGGGTAGTTCAGTATGATCTCAACCCCCTCGATCGCGGCTTTCCCAACGTTCTGAACCCACAGCTGCTGCGTCCGTACGGGGAAGTGGCCGCCGTCCAGGTTCCTCATGCTGTAGTAATGCTGATGCGACGTTGACCAGATCAGTTTGCCCTTCGGCTGGAAGAACCGCGCCAGAAGCGCCGTAGCGATCGCTATGAGGATCGCCTGGACCAACCCGCTGCCTGACGTGACGAATTCCCAAACCTGCCACGCCGTCATTTCGAACGTCCCCCAGGCGCCTAGAGGCGGCTTTTTCATGCCCGCAGTGCGGGTCCCTCACCATAGGAGTGGCCAGTGGCCCTGAAAGCAATCCTCGACAGCCTCGATGGCGTCGATCCGCAGTTCCACGACCTCTACGAAGAGAAGGACGGCAAGTTCGTCCTCGTCATCGAGGGGATCGAGCAGCACCCGGGCGCGCAGTCGCTCAAGTCCGCCCTCGACCGCGTCCGTGGCGAGAAGCGGACGCTCAGCGAGAAGCTGACGACCGCTGAAAGCCGCCTGGAAGGCCTGCCGGACGATTTCGACGCCGACGCCTACGAACATCTGCGCCAGCAGGCGGAAGGCAAGGAACCGGCCAATCTGGACGAGCGCCTGACCGCTCAGAAGACGCAACTCGAGGCGAAGTTCGCCAAGGAGCGGGAGAAGCTGGAAGGCCGCAACACGAAGCTGGACGGCGCACTGCGCCGCGTCATGGTCGACGACGGCCTGACGAAGGCCCTCCTGGACGCCGGCATCGACAAGACCTTCCTCCCGGCAGCCAAGGCGCTGCTGAAGGAGAAGGGCCAGATCAAGCTCGTCGAGGATGACGACGCGATCGAGGTCTTCGCCGACGACGGCATCAACGAGCGCACCCCGCTCTCCGACTACGTCCGCTCGTGGGCCGGTCAGGACGAAGGCAAACCCTTCATCGCCAAGGCCACCGGCGGCGACGCAAAGGGCGGGCAGGGCCGCTCCTTCGGCGAGAACCCGTTCGACCCGAAGAACCCGAACCGGACGAAGCAGCAGGAGCTGATCGTCGCGAACGATGCCAAGGCCCGTCAGATGGCCGAGGCCGTGGGCATCAAGCCCTACTGGTAAGCATTGCCGGCGTCAGTGACGCCAACATACCGAGGCTGCGCCCAGTGGGGTGGCCGAACCCAAACCCTTCACCCCACTGATCCAATAGGAGCCTCTCATGGCCACCACCCGCCTGAGCGACGTCATCTATGGCCCGCTCTTCCTCCCCACGACGATCCAGCGCATCGCGCAGCTTTCGCGCATTCGCAATTCGCCGATCGTCTCTGCCGACGCGCAGCTTCAGCAGTTCGCGAACGGCCCCGGCGACCTCGTCCAGATGCCGTTCTGGAACGACCTGACCGGCAACTCCAATGTCTCGACCGACGACCCGGCGCAGAATGCCACGCCGAACAAGCTGACGCAGGGCCAGGACATGGCCCGCAAGATCCGCCGCAACAACGGCTGGCAGTCGGCCAACCTGGTCGCCTCCATGCTGGCGGAAGATCCGCTCGACGCCGTCGCCCAGCTCATTGCCGAGTACTGGGTGCGCGAGGAACAGCGCATCATGGGCCAGCAGATGGCCGGTGTCTTCGCTTCGGCTGGCATGGCCGGCAACGTGCTCGACGTCGCCTCGGAAGACGGTGCGGCTGCACCGGTGAACCTCGATGCGGAAGTGGCGTCGAACGCCTACGCCCTGCTTGGCGAATACGGGCAGACGCTCTCGGCGGTCATGATGCACAGCCGCGTGTTCTACAACCTGCGGGCTCAGCGGGCGCTCGAGTTCGGCCGGGATCCGGTCACCGGGCTCGAGTTCACCCGGTGGGACGACAAGGACGTCTTCGTGTCCGATCAGTGCCCGCGGGAAGCAGGCACCACGAGCGGCTTCAAGTACACGTCCTACCTCTTCGGGAACGGCGCCATCGGCTATGCCGAGGCAACCGGCGAGGGCGGCCCGAAGAAGCCGGTGGAGCTCGACAGCGCGCCGGCTGCCGGTAACGGCGAAGGCGTCGAGACGGTCTGGTACCGCCGCCACTGGGTCATGCACCCGCGCGGCGTCCAGTTCAGCGCGACCCCCGCTTCGGCCTCGGGCGTCACTGACGCAGAGCTCGCTGCCGGCGGCAGCTGGACCCGGGTCTACGATCCGAAGCTGATCCGCATGGTGGCGGTCGTCACCAACGGTTGAGGGTAGGGGCTCCGGCCCCGCCCATTCATCCCCTCATCCTCTGGAGAACCTCCATGACTTCCGAACATCAGAACGATCCGCTCCTGGCGGAGGCCATCGCACGTCGTGACGAAAGCCGAGCGCAGATCCTGCGGGCGCGTGCAAACCGGACAGGCGGCAGCGCAACCGAGCGCCTCGCAAATGCCTTCGAGAAGATGGCAGAGCAGGCGGAGAAGGCGTCGCGCCAGTCCGCCGGCGCCATCGATGACATCGAGCCGCCGCAGCCCGACAAGGCCGGTACCGCCCCGACGCTGTCGGACAGCGCCGGCAACTTCGCGCCGAACCCGGAGGTCGCCAACGTCGGCGGCATCGGTGTCGAGGCGAGCAACACCAAGGCCGGGACCGACGAACAGGCGCAGCGCGCCGAGGACGTCGACCTCTCCGGCGCGACCACCGGTGTTGGGCCCGACGGCGAGATCGGCGGCGGGGATGTGACCGACATCCCTTCCGACTGGGAGGGCTCGCACTGGCGCACTCGTGTGGCGCTGGCGGAACGGCTCTCCGGCAAGTCCGATCTCAAGGCCGAAGAGGCCAACGAGATCATCAAGACCGAGGTCGATCGGCGCGGATGACAACCATCGCTTACCGCGACGGCATCATGGCGGCGGATAGTCGAGCTTATGCTGGGTTCAATGCGAACCTCGGCACAAAGCGGAAGATCCGCCGCTGTGCAGACGGGAGGCTGATCGGCTGCTCGACCAACCAGGTCGGCCTCGGTGAGGCGATCCTCGACTGGTACGAAGCGGGCGCCGACGCAGCCAGTTGCCCTAAGTCGGCTGAGCTGAAGTTTGTGCTTCTGGTCGTCAGCCCTGATGGCACAGCCTTCTACGCGAACGACGACTTCAATCTCGCCGGCCCGATCGAGGCTGACTTCTTCGCCATCGGCAGCGGTGAGGGAGAGGCACACGGTGCAATGCATGCGGGAGCTTCGGCCGCCGAGGCTGTCGAGATCGCGTGCCGTTGTGATGTCTGGTCGGGACTGCCGGTCGTCACCATTCGACACGCCGAGGGCTAACTCATGGCCGATTTTTACGGCACGATCGCCGACGCCGACGCCTATTACTCGGCGCGTCTGAACGCCGGATGGACCGGCGAGGACACGGCCAAGACCGCTGCCCTCATCCGCGCCTCGTCATGGATCGACGCCACCTATGGCGCCCGCTTCGGTGGCATCAGGACCGGCGGTCGGGAACAGCTCCTGGCGTGGCCGCGCACCAATGCCTGCGATGGATCCGGCGAGGCGATCAATAGCGACGCCGTGCCGATCGAGGTCGAGCGCGCGGTGTACGAGGCGGCGCTTCGCGAACTGACGGCGCCCGGCTCGCTCTCCCCAGACATCATCCCCGGCTCGATCAAGAAGAGGGTCCGTGTAGAGGGCGCTGTGGAGATCGAGTACGCCGCCGGTCGAGCAAAGGACATGATGCCCATCCTTGCCGCTGTGGACGGCCTCCTTGCCCCGCTTCTGAGCCGTGGCGCCGTCACGACGAATTGGGTTATGCGGGCATGACCTTCTACGAGGAAATGCAAGGGGTCGCCTCGGAGATCCTGGCCGAGTTCAAACAGGGCACAGTCCAACTGGTGAAGCTGCTGCGGGGCGAGGTGAACCCGAACACCCCATGGATTCCCGACGAGCCGGTGCAGGAGTTCCACGACCTCGATGCGACTGTTTCCACGGCCTATGTCGAGAACGCCAGCGCCGCCTACCAGGACGGCAGCCTGATCGAGATGAGCGACCTGATCGTGACGTGCGCGGTCCCATCGGTGCCCGTGTCTCTCGCCGACAGCATCACGATCGACGGCAAGGCCCACGCCATCAAGCAGATCAACGTCATTCCGTCGGCAGGCACGCCCGTCGCGTTCAAGATCTTCGTGAGGTCCTGATGGCCGGCTTCCAGGACGAGGTGACCGCCTGGGTGGCGAAGACCAACGCTAAGATGGAGCTGGCCGTCCGGAAGATCGCGCTGGACGTGTTCAGCGAGGTCATCCTGATGAGCCCCGTCGATACAGGCCGGTTCCGCGGCAACTGGCAGGTCGCCATCGGCGATGTCCCGGCTGGCACGCTGGAGATCGAGGACAAGGACGGCACCGCGACCATCAGCAAGGTGCAGGCGGCGACGATGGGGCTCGAGGTCGGGCAGACAATCTACCTCATCAACAATCTGCCCTACGCTGCGGCGCTGGAGTTCGGATCATCCCAGCAGGCGCCTGGCGGCATGGTCCGCCTGGCCGCTCAGCGGTGGCAGCCCATCGTCGAGAAGGTCGCTCAGGAGCTTAGTCGGTCATGAGCCCCGAGAACGACATCCAGAACGCGCTGTTCGAGCGGGTGAAGGGGCTTTCATGGCCTCTCGACATTGAAGTGGTCTGGCCCAACCGGAATTTCCCCGGCCCGGATGCACAGGCAAGAGATTTGCCGAAGCCGCCGAGATATCTTCGTGTCTGGCCGCTGCCGAACCGCCCCGACCGTCTTTTCATCGGCTCCGATGCACCCCACCGCCGGCTAGGGATCCTGCAGCTTTCCCTCTTTATGCCGCTCAACCAGGGCGACATCGCCAAGCCAATCGCCGACCAGATCGCAGATCATTTCGCGACCGACACGATGCTGACCCGCAACGGGGTCTCGGTTCGCATCACTTCGGCTCCGTTCATCCGCAACGGAAGGCCGGAGCCCGCTCATTGGCACACGCCCATTGAGATCCCCTACGAGGCTTTCGCCTGATCCCATCTCGAACCGATCGGTTAGCGTCTCCGCGTAAACCACCAGCGGGTCAGCAGGCCGACGACGACGATCGCTTGAACGATACTGGCGAGGATCAGGCTGACGGTGATCACGAACATGAAATCGCCCCAGCCAATGAACGGCTCGGAGCATCCGAAGCCACCGAAACCGAAAGCGCCGCAATACGTCCGGGAGATATGCCCGGAACCCTGTAGCGCCGCGAATAGCGCAACCAGAATTATCAGGCTGATGGTCGGGAAGCGTCTCATGCACCCGGCGTAAGCCAACGCGCGCCGCCCGCAAAGCGGAGCCTCCGCCTAGTAGCCCCTTCGGCAAGGGCATCATCATGACAGGAGGCCGGGATGGCCAGATACGCAGTTGCAGGTTGCAAGTTTTTCATCGGTGGCGCGATCGCCGACAAGACGACGGATTTCGTCGCCGCAGACTTCACTTCCCAGGCCTGGGTAGAGGTCAAGGAGTGGGACACCATGGGCGATCTCGGTGACGCTGCGGCGGACATTGCGTCGCAGATCATCGGAGAGCAGCGCGACAAGCACGCAAAGGGCACGCGCAATGCCGCGACCATGGAAAACGTCTTCAACGCGGATCCAAGCGATGCAGGCCAGACCGCGATCATCGCGGCCGAGAAGACCATCAACAACTACGCGTTCAAGATCGAGCTGAACGACAAGCCGGCAGTCGGTGCCGCGCCGAAGAACGGCCAGCGCCTTTTCATCGGCCTGGTCAATTCGGCTCGCGAGACCGGCGGCGGGGCGAACACGATCCGCAAGCTGAACGTCTCGATCCAGCCGAACTCGAACATCGTGAGCGTGGCGCCGTCGGCCACCTGATAGGAGCATCCAATGCCCGCAAAGGAAACCGAGGTCGCGCTCAAGGACGAGCGCGGCTCTGATATCGGCGTGACGGTCACGGTCGCTCCAAAGGCGAGCGATGATCAGCCGATCGAGGATCGCATTACTGGCTGGTCCCGCATGGAAGTGCAGGACCAATCATATCCCTTCTCGAAGGCCCGCGCTCGCGACCTGCTCAACCTTTTCCCTCACTACGCCGCTCAGATCGAGCGCGCTGCTGCAAAGGCTTCCTGATGGATATCTCTTCGCTCAAGCGAGACAGCAAGAAGGTCGAGGCCGGCGAGTGGGTCGGCGACATCCCCGGTATGGAAGACGTTCGCCTCCGGGTGCGCGGTCTCACCAGCCCGAGCGTCGCCGCTCTTCGTTCCCGCAAGGAGCGCAAGGTCTCGCGGCAGGGACGGGAGCGGGACGGCCAACTGAAGACCGATGTCGCTCTGGTCATCTTCGGCGAGATCCTGCACGAGGCCGTCCTTCTGGAATGGGACGGCATCACATCGGACGGCAAGCCGCTGCCATTCGATGCCGATCTCGCGAAGTTCTGGCTGACCGACCCCGACTTCACGCCCTTCGCCGACGCCGTAGTCTGGGCTGCCCAGGTCGTCGACAAGGGCAGGGCCGGCGAGCAGGAAGACGTGGGAAACGGCTCGCGGAAGTTGTCGCGCGCTACCTAGCAGGCGACGCACTACTCCTCGACGGCGATCTGCTGCCGGGCACCTATGAGTGGCTCAACGCCTTCTGGGAGCTCGGCACGGATCGCCCTATCGGCATGTCTGCCGGCCCCATTCCGAGCCGGTCGATCTCCGATTGGGCGGACAGGGCAGGCATGGACGATGCGGACAGCCAGTGCTTTCGGGCTGCGATCAGGGCCATGGATCGGGTCTATCTCGAATGGGCGGCGACACCAGAAGACCAGCGCGCCGACGCGCCGACGAGGTCGATCAGCGGAGAACTGATCGACGCGATCTTCGGGTGACGTTGCGCCAGCGCGTCGGTTTCGCGCCCTCCTATGCCCTATCTGGCATCGGCTCAGGATAGGGGAAGAAGACCCGGTACGCTCCGGCTGGGATCTGGTAGGGGGCGCAGCGGCGCACCGCGCGGATAGCAGCTTCGGCGGCGGCGATGTCTTTTGAATCCTTAGAGTCCGCCTGAGGCGAGGACGGAATGTCTATCAGCGCTCCGTCCTCGTCGATCTGGAACCGGACCTCGACTTCAGTTTCCACAGCGCCCGCCGGCGGGCTCCAACAGCGTATTACTTTATCCTGAGGGTCGGCGCTCGCCGCACCCGACATCATCAAAAACATTGCCAGTGCTAGCCGCATGTCCGTCTCCCGTTTTGAGGCGGGCACGCTAGCGAATGGTGCGATGGAAGGCAAAGCCATGGATATCAGCCGCCTTGGCATTGCCGTCGAAAGCCGGACTGTCGACGACGCCACGCATGCGCTTGAGAAGTTCGTGCAGGTCTCCGGCAGCGCAGAGCGTGCCGCCAAGGGCGTGGGGAAAGAGGCGACGACATCGGGGCGCGCTGCCGCTGCGGCGAATGATAACGCCGCTAGGTCAGCCAACAGCGCTGCCCTGTCCTACGGCAAGTGGGAAGCGGCAGCCCGCATGGTCTCACGTGCGGTGGTCGGAATAACGGCGGCCTTGGGCATCGGCGCGCTGATTTCCTATGCCGACGCATGGTCGGATATGCAGTCGGTCGTTGGTGCTGCGATCCGGGAC